ATGTTACTCCGACAGGTCTTTAAGACCTGTACGCAGGTAAACAAAACAGGGTGAGTCTTTCGACTCACCCTTTCTTGTTACGAATATCGAACTGTTCCTGATACTCTTAATGTATCTCCTGGAGATATTGTTATAGTTGAAAATCTAACTTCTTGTTGAGAAGTAAATGTTCCCTTGACTAAGGTCTTCCCATTTAACGTGATGTCAATATTTTCATTCTTTCCAGATGAAATAATCGTTATCATTCATCCTTGTTTCCTTTCTTCTTTGCTTCGCGACGTGCTTTCCGTCTTTCACGTCTCGCTGCGGCTTCTGCTTCCGCTTTGTTTACATTTACCTCACCCTCTTCTTTTTGTGCCTTGTGACGAGCAATAGACTCTCCTATCGCACCCTTTACACGCATATTCTTCTTCTGCTTGTAATGCTTGTTAAGATTGTAGTCTATTTCAAACTCACCTTTCGGCTCTTCGGGTTCATCTGGTTCCGGAACCAGTACCACACCATTCTCCTTGAGGCTCATATCCTTGTCGTCAGGTGTAACAGGGTTGGCACGGCTGTCTTCCTGTGCCTTCGCTGCCTTCATTGATTTCAATCGTAGGAGCATATTCTTACGAGTTGTTTCGGCTGTGGTTTGCTTCTCAGGTTCCTTCTCATCAATGATTTCCGTGATAGGGGTGAACTCCTGAACAAACTCTTTAGAGGAACGCTCTATCTGGTCCCAGTCGTACTGCTTAATCAGTGCTGACGGCAACTGTACCTGTTCACCATCCATCAAGTTACCATTGAACCCGTTGAACTTCGCATACCATGATGACGCCAACTGTGATATCAACACGGTTGGATTCAACCCTACCTTTGCAGCCGTCAAACCAACTACCAACGCATTGATAGACATCTGCTTCATGACCGTCATCACGTTGGTCTCAGCGTGAAGTGTGGCATTGATATCAATACGACCATCAACAGTCATCTTGATTTCGTTCCCCTTAACTTCCTTGCGAGCCTGTTCAATGATACGGAGTATAAGGTTACAGTAATCGACGTTACTTCCCCCTGCTGCCCTGTTCTTGATTTCAACCTCTACCAACATTTGATTAAGGACTTCAAGACGACCTGTTTCAGTCGCTATACGAAAGTCCTTATTCTGTAACACGTACTCGGCTCGACGTCTGGTAATCAAGTCTCGGTTCTCAACGTAGAACTTCTTCAGTTCTTCCTCCGGAACCTTAATCTTGTATTCCTTCGCCATAACCTTGCTGACATCGGTAACGGTATAGAACTTCCCAAAGAGTTCCATTATCGTGCCTGTATAGTCGACAATGTTACGAGGCTTCCGGGAACGGACTCCCATGGCTTTATTCAGTTCCAACACGGCTCGTTGGTAGGCTCGGTCTAACTGTAAGTA